CGATGCCAGGCACTTCTATGTCCTGGTAACTTGCCCAACCATTCGCTGCTACCGGAATTGCCGACGCAAGTATGGTGTCCCCTACCCGGACTTCCATCGTGGCGGACCTTCCGTTTGGACTGGCACCACTTGCTGCCCTGAGCACGAAGGTATAAGTGCCTGCTTGCGTGACATTGACATCGTATTCAGCCCATTCACCGGGGTCCGTCAAGCCGATAGCGCAACTACCCTCTGCATCACTCGTCTGCACAAGATCCATATCATCGCCACCATCACAAAGATCAACTTGCCCCAGGTTTCCAGCAGTCAGGTCAAACGACTGTTCATAGTCTTGAGCCTGAACACGACCGGGCACGGTATCGCCCAAAGGTGGGCAGTTGTGCCAAACCACTGACTGGTTCAAACGGCAGAACTTCACACAGTCGTCGTTGCGCCAGTGTCGCATCGTATCGGGCATCCCATTCAGCTCGTCCGGCCGATCCGGCTCCGCGATGACAACTTGAACAATTAACGTGCAACCACGATGCGGCACGTTGCCCCAAGGGTATTGCGTCATCAGTCAATTGCTCAACACCGGGGAAGGCATCAGATTTAACGGGGGCAACCGAATCCAGATATCCGAATTGCGCGAGGTTATCGATTTGACTGTGACCCTCAACGTCAGCCACGTTCAGTTGCCGGGATTCCAGCGACAAGGTATACCCTGCCTGCTCGGAGTGGCAGCGGCTGCAGTTACTGCGTGACGGGTACTCCCATTCAAGCCCCCCCTCAAGAGCTACTGTACGCCCTGCGGACGGCACAAGCGCCGCATCGGTTTGTGCTTCATTCCACTCATAGGTATAACCGCTAAACTGGCTCTCATCGTGTCTCACCAAAAACCTGGACTCGATGATCTTCTGCTGCCAGTAGAAGTGTTTGATCGTGACGCCACCTACAGGTAATTGCCAATTGTTGGCGTCAGTAGTGGACAAAACCTCTCCATCAGGCAAAGCCAGTTGGCGCCTTTTTTCAGCACCGTCCGACCAAAACTTCTGGCTGGTCTCGTAGTCAATAACGCCACTGGCTGGAACAGGATCACCGTTACTCAGTGATGCAAAGCAGCCGGTTTCACTCAGCAAGTCAGCAGGTCCGTTGTCATCGGTTTGCTGGTTTCTGGCGAAGCGATAAACACCACCTCCGGTGAAATCCAGCGCATACAACTCCGCTGCGTTGTCCTCACCGAAACCTGCAATGGCAAAAGGTACATCAAGAAGGTCCTGCACATATAGAGGTTCATTTGGCAACAACTCAGGATCAAGCTGAAATACCTTTTGCGCTACATAGTCCGCGAACACGTACTTCCCGTAGAGCTCCGGTATCGCCGCGCCTCTATAGACAAAACCGCCTATTGACGCCGCCCCGCCGATGTTCGAGTAGCTAAAGACAGGATCAACATAAGCGCTGTCTGACTTGCCCAAAGCGCGTGCGGGGGCTCTCGGTCAAACGCCATGCGCCAAGGGTTTCTATATCCCTGTGCCCAGATTTCATTTGGGCCCGTGCCGGTAAAGTCAGGGTTGTCGTTTGGTATTGAGTAGGCTTGATCTGCTGACGCGTTGTCGACATCAATACGCAATATCGATCCCAACAAAGACTGGGGATCCTGCGCTAGATCTGGATGGTAATCACCGTCCAGATTATCTCCGTCGTCACCGATGGAATAGTACAAAAATCCATCAGGACCAAATGCCAACGCACCACCAAAGTGCTCTGCATTGTCCTTTGCAATGTTCAAAAGAATGTCTTCTTCACCGAAGGTCATATATGGGGCTATCAGTACCCCCGGGGGCTTGCTGAAAATGTATCGGCTTGGAGAGGCTTACATCAGAGAACACCTGATCGAGATAAATCGGCTCAACCGGAGCATCGCCTGCGAGGCAGCTGGAGTTTGATTCTCTGGGACCGATGGCCTCTCGATCCCTTGGTCGCAGGTTCGAGTCCTGCCGGGCCCATTCCCTACCCTGTTTCGTGTCGTCCCAACCGGGACAATCTGCACACCGATTCAGTCCCCTTATTCGCCTTCACTGCCTTAAGTAGCTGATACACAATGGCTATTTAGGTTTCGTGTGGGCGGTAATCTGTCCCTGACACGCCTGAATCCGTCCCGTAACATAACGGGTATCGACGCGGGCACGCTGTCTGACTTTGAAACCGTCACCTAACGTGCCCGCTCTTGAGCGATTCGAGCAGGCACTCGGGGACAGGCAGGCATGGCAGTACTTACTCGCCGCGCGATAGACGCGGCTATTCGTGCAAACCGTCAAGACGGCAAGGCACGCAAGCTCGCCGATGGTCGCGGGTTGCACTTATATGTTTCAGCGGCTGGCGGGACTATCTGGCGGTACCGATACCGGCGCGAAGGCCGCGAATCGCAGATCACTCTCGGTAGCTACCCAGAGCACGACATCGACGATGCCCGTGCCGAACACGTTGCAGCTAGGCGGCTGGTTCTCGACGGTGGCGATCCGGCCGCAACGCGCAGGGCAAACAAGCAAGCCGAAGCGATAGCGCACAAGCGGGACGAGATTGCCACGGTGTCAGTACTACGTGCTCTATGGGTAGCGTCGCCCGAAACCGCTGACTGGTCTGATACTCACCGAACATCTGTCGAGTCGCGGCTGAGGGTTCACGTCGAGTCTGATCCTATCGACAGCATGAAACTTTGCGACGTGACGCCCGACGAGGTGAAACTGTGGCTCGAGCGCGTCCAGACTCGCAAGGTGCCACACCCGAAGCGCGGCCGAGGTGAATCGAGTCAACGGCTAGACATCGCGCACAGAGTGCTCGGATACGTGCGCCGCATGTTTGACCATGCAGTCGCTGAGGACCTGATAGAGACAAACCCGGCAAAGCACGCAAAGGTAAAGTTGGCAAAGCGACCGCGCCAGAAGAAGCACGGTCACACACTCGACCGTGCTGTCATTGGCCAACTGTTGAGAGCGCCCGCGCACTACGGCGGTGATCCTGCCATCGGTTACGCGCTGAGATTGTTGCCACGGATGTTCTGCCGACCCGGAGAGCTGCGACTGTCGCACTGGCGAGAGTTCGACATGGACGCAGGATTGTGGCGTGTACCTGCTGATCGGATGAAAAACCGGCTTGAGTTTCTGGTGCCATTATCCCGACAAGTACTCGAGTTGCTGGATGAGCTTCGCGAGTACACCGAGTCGTGCGACGACGATCCCGTCATCCCTTCACCACGACCAGGGCGATCAGGCCGACCGATATCAGACGGCGCACTAACCAGCGCTTACGCCATGCTCGGATTTACACCAGATACGATCACGCCGCACGGCTGGCGACACATAGCGAGCACAACACTAAACGAGGGCTTTGTGCTCAATGGCAAACAGCACTCTTTCAACCGGGACGCTATCGAGCGCCAGCTTGCACACGTCGAAGGCGGTGTTCGTGGTGTTTACAACGCAGCACAGCACATGACCGAGCGCGCCGAGATGATGCAACTGTGGGCTGACTATCTCGATGTGCTGGAGAGCGGGCCAGCAGAAAGCAACGTTGTCGCACTGGCAGCGCGCAAGGAGGCCGCAGAGTGACTTTTCGAGCTAGCGAGATAACGTCGAAGTCATACCTTGAGCTATCGAGGCTCGAGCCACATCACCACCCAAGCAATAGTGAGCTCGCTCAAGCACTTTCGCGCATACCCAGCATGCCTCCCGGCATCGTTTCCTGTATCCAAAGACACGGGGCTACCTCTAGCCCTAAGGAAACAATGTCATTTGCAGATTTCATACAGTCCAACCAGTTCGGGGACTCACGGCAGTTATTAGAAGCCGCTGGGCTGTCACACCCAAGCCGCCACCCAGTCTTCAGGTCGATTTATCTAGCGTCTGCAAATGCAGCCCCAGAGCGATACTGGATGCACGTCGGTAAATTACTGGATCGTTACGGCTTTGCCGACGACGAGGATCACCCTGCCGCGACTAGCATATTGCGCTGGCCTTTGCGCCTACTTGTCAGCGCTGGCGACGGGCAACCCACTCACACCCCCAATAAACAGCGGACGGCAAAAAAGGGCTTGTTAGATACGACGAACGAGCTGATTAAGCGGTATAGACAGCACAATGGTCGAGACGTTGAAGGAAACATGAAAGCCTTTCAAGAAAGGACTTCTTTACACGACATCGTGTCTGGACTGAACGAAGCACTTACCCAAGCTGGAGAGGGCGTCCGCGTTGTTGTGAAAGACGCGGAGGGCAGAGAATGGAGAGCTTCTGATGTGAGAATTGATCTGCCCGGCTCCAAAAGGGTCGGGATGTCGGACATGCTCTTTTGGATGCGGTCAGTATTCCAGTCATGGGAGATACGACCCATGGGATCTAGCGAGAAGATGCAACGTCACAAAGTGTTTAGCCAGCAGCTTTCAAATTTCTTTGAGCTCAACAATGCGCCGAACCATCAGCTTGCACACGACACCTCCCGCGACGTGCTCGAGCTCTTGTACCCCAACGAGAGAATCTTGACTGACACCAGAATCCGGGGAACTCCGCAAAACTAAATGCAAGTTTCCCATGCGCCACTCACGGCCAATACAAGAGAATAGAAACCACCAAATAGCGACATAGACAAACACTCCGGCAGCAGGCCCAAACGCCAATCCAGTCCTGCCACCGGAGCCACACCAGCAACAACCAATGTCGACGGGTGCCCTGCAAGTATCGCAGGTGTGCTCCGTCGCGCCCACCGACAGGAGCACGAAAATGTCCACTCCGCAGACTAGTGATCGATTTATCTATGAGAGCGAGGTCCGCCAGAAGCTTGGCAACGTCTCGCAATCCGCATTCCGTAACTGGATCAAGCGAGGAGCGTTCCCCGACGGAATCGCGCCGATCCCTAAGGCAAAACGCCGCTGGCGAGAGTCAACGGTAGATCGCTGGATAGACCAACAGGAAGCGCAATCTACCGGGGGTGCTGCATGAAGGCCGCCCCCATACAGTCCGCGAATTCCGCCCGTAATCCGGGCCGCCCTGCTGCTGAATTACTGCCTGATGTGCCACTCGCACCAATAGCGCCGGTGCTCGACATCGAGGCCATGTGTGGCTTGTATTGCGTCTCTCGATCCGTTCTATATCGAGGGATTACCGCAGGACACATACCTCGCGCCCGCAAAATTGGCGGGTCTAAACGATGGTTAGGTGCCGAGGTTGCCGCGTCATTGACTGAGCGCCTATCTGACGGAGATGGCGAATGAGGCGGTTAGGGGCCACCACCCCGGCAGGCACCGGGGGAGGCGGCGATTGTCCAAACGCAGGCATGCGGGACACGCAAACGATACCACGGTCATTGCCTGCTGGCACTAGTCATCACACCCGCACGATTACCGGAGCACTGAGCGCCGCCCTACTCGCTCAAGGCATCGCGCCACCACGGAATTTTGTCCGAGGCGGGATTTTCGCGGCACAGCCTGGACCATGCCACACAAGGCCGTGGTACTCCGTCAACGCTAACCGCGCCATGCTCGGCTGCTGGCGCTGTGGATTCGTCGAATCAGTCGGAGGTGAGGTATGAATCCGCTTCACGACAAGGTGCGCGAGGCACTGGTTACCGAGATTGCCGAATCCATTGACCTGCTCGAGGACAGCAATCTAGCCAAGGCTCGACTGTGCACGCTCAAGCAGCGGCTGCCGCGCTGTCTGGCTGACGAGATTGTGAGCAGCTACATCGACCTGCAAAAGAGTCGGCTAGCAGTGCAAGGGATCGATCTGGAGGTGATGGCATGACCACCGCTGATCGAGTTCGCGCCGTGAGAGCCTTGTCAGCGAATGCCAGCAGACAAGAGAAGCTAGACGCCTACGCGAGCGCTGGACCGTTGCCAGTGGCTTACGTGCCGGATATGGCCGATGTCTTTGATTCCGATCATGCGGCGGTCTTGAATGATCGAAACCGGTTACTGGCAGGATATGGCGCACTCGTGCGCGTCGTCGCTGCACAGCTAGCTTGCTGGCGTCCACATGCACGGTATCGCGCAATGAGAGACGCAGCGCTCGACGTGCCTGCTGACGTTGCCGCTGACATTCGGTGGTCATTGGCCGATGAGCTTCGCGCAAACAAGCGCCGAACCGGTACTCAGTCAACAGCTATGCAGGAGGCGCTCAATGAGGCAGCCTGAACCTGCAAAGCCCCTGCAACACCTAGCACCTATACCCGTATGGACAGCTGACGAACTAGTGTCGCAGGAGAGCGAACGTCAGCAAAAATCTGCGAATGAGGCTGAACGCGAGCAAAGCGAACGAATTACGAAGATCGACAACGCTGTCACGTTGGCTGCCAACGATCTTGTCGCCGCGCTCGCGTCAGACGTCATCGCTGTATTGGCGGATATAAAGGAGGATGCACCGGCATTGTTCATGAAGTATCGAGGTGACTTCAAGCGGGCGAACCCTGACCTATTGATGCCTGACTTCGATCGAATGGTCAGCGCTCACATCGACCAGAAGGTGCACGATGTTGAAGCCAGCATCACCGATGATCAAGGACCAGGGCCAGTCGAACAGATCATCGAGCACGTCAAGGCCGTGGGTGAGCTGTTCCTGTCCGGCGAGGGAACTCCCTATGTCCGGTCGTTTGATACCCCTAGAACCGTGCACGCACTGAACTCAAAAGCGCTACGACAACAGGTAGCACGTTCAATGTATGAGCAATCCGGCCGCGCACCTAAAGGTTCACAGTGGGTGGATGCTGAAACCGTACTTGCAGGTATGGCAGACGCCGAAGGTAGTAGCCGTGATGTTCACCTCAGAGCGGCACCGGATGGTGAAGGTGGGTACATCATTGATATGTGTGATGACGAGTGGCGGGCTGTACGTTGCACCCGCAACGGCTGGCAGGTGCTAGATCAGTCACCTGTTCTTTTCAGGCGCACGGGTGCGATGAAACCGATGCCGTATCCATCAACGTCGGGAACACTGGAAGACGTGACAAGTATGTTCAATGTCAGCCCTGATGACCACGTACTACTAGTGACATCTCTCATCGAATGCCTGAGACCAGACACTCCAGAACCCATCGTCGAATTCTGCGGAACAATGGGATCAGGGAAGACTAGGAGTGGTCACAACTTTCGCAACCTGATCGATCCGCATGAAGCGCCGTTAAGGGCGCCACCGCGAGTCATCAGCGATGTATATGTCAGCGCCGCAAATAATCGAGCACTCGCATTCGACAACGTATCAAGCCTGTCTTCCGATCTGCAAGACACTACCTGTGTCATCAGCACCGGAGGCGCAAGCGCGGCAAGGACTCTCTACAGCGACGCTGACGAAACGATCATAAACGTCAAAAGACCGATCATCCTGACCACTATCACAACACCGTTTACTCGGCCAGATGCGTTGTCGCGTGTACTAAGGTTCGAGTGTCCGACGTTCGGAAGCTCAAAAACCACACCAAAACGACGGACAGACGCCGAGCTATCCGCTGAGTTTGCCGACCTGCACCCTGGTGCTTTCGGATTCTTGCTCGACACTCTCTGCGCCGCGCTAAAAGGGCTTGATGACGTCAAGCTGACGGAGGCACCGCGATTGCTCGATTTCTGCCGTTTGGGTGAGGCGGTATCGGTGCAACTAGGACACTTGTCTGGATGCTTCACCAACAAGTACCTTGAGAACCTTCGAGCAACCGCTGTCCAGTCACTCGAGGCTGAGCCTGTATTCGACACGTTGCGCGAGCTAGTTATCAGAAAGGGCTCAATCGAAAAGATAGAGATCGGCGTCCTACGTCGGCGACTATCCGAGTTCGCGAGCACGGCAAATCTGGCACAACCGCCCGGAACAGATCGCGCTTTAGGCGCTCTCATAACGCGTTATAGCGACGCACTGGCTCAATCTGGGTTGACCATAAAACCCGCTGGCAGGTCCAGTGCAGGTCGCCGAGTGTCTATTGATCTCGGGGGTATACCTTCAGGAGATCAGAAAAAGTCTTCCAAAAACACGTGCATTAAGTGCACAACGTACACTCAGAGCGTCGAAAGTGCACGTAGTGTAGATAGTGCATGTTCTGCGGGCGGTTTTGCTGAACCCGCTGAGAGAGACACACACGAGGGGGTGCTATGAACACCCTCACTCGCCTGAGAGCACGCGGGTTCGATGTCCGGCTGGTCAATGGCGCTGGAATTGGTATTACCCCGATTGACGATCTACCCGGCGAATGGCGCGACTGGATTGTCAGCCACCGGGACGAGGTGCTGGCGGAACTCAGGGCTGAGGTTGCAGCTAACGACGCACATCAGATCACCGAGGCCGGACCTGTTGGCCTGGTTCGCCAGTGCATCAGCTGCCGTCATGACATCCGCTCAGAGATCAATCCACACGGCGGGCTGACTCGCTGTGCCTTGCGGGACGATGCGCCGATGCGAATACCTGGCACCCGATGGATGGCCTGCTCGCTATTTGTCCCAAAGTCGGAGGGTTGCCAATGAACGATCGACGACGGCAGAGACAAAAGCCGAGCCCTAGCCTTGATTGGCGAGCACTGACAGACGCCGCTCGCCCGCAACAGCAATTGCCGCTCACAGCCCCAGCGACGCGCTCAGCGCCGAGCGAAGTTGTGGTGACGCCATTGGTTATCCGGCAGCAGAAAGACGCTCACGGGCGCAATGTGGCACTCGTGACAGGTGTTGGTGTTGATGCAGTGGCTCACGCCCGCGATCTACGCCACTGGGCCGAGCAGTTGATGGCAGCGGCCGAGTGCATCGAACGCCACAAGCCTACTGGCAGCTAGGGCATTACGGGCACGCGACGCGCCGGCTACTCGTCAGCCTGTCCGATTGTTCCCGGTAGCCAACACCAAACCAACACTACGGATAACCATGACAACTCAACACAACGATACCGAACTGTGCGAATTTCTAGAACGCTTTGATCTCTACGATTGCCAACAGACTGACATTCGGCAAGCTCGCAATCTTATCGAGTACACAGCGACGATCCCATTCGATGAATCAGTCGAACCACCAGAAATGACGGCGTGGCACGCACGAGAAAGGCTACATCGTGCTCACGGCCCTGCTGTCTGCTACATCGACCCGAAAGCATCGCAGACTGAGGTGCTGAGCTACCTTGCGGCTGTCACTCAACAGGTTATTGCAACTGAATGGCCGCCGCGTGCTCGTATGAGCGCATCTGTAGATTGGTGGGAGGTGGTTAGCAAGAACCGCGCAGAAGCCCGCGTGAGTAACGCCTATACCGGCAGCAGCCTGACGGTGTCACTGCATCGCAAGGACAAGGATGCTTCGCCGATGAGCCTGATTCACTCGATGGTGAGAGCGCACGACGAAAAGCCGGACTCACGCGGTGTTCAGATGGGTAAACATCGACTGAGACTAAATGTCAGAAGCCCGGAGCATCTGGAGCCACTCATCCAGCGCTTAGAGTCGGGTACGGCCCGCCATTCCACTGTTGCCAGCCTGTTCGCCGAACTGAATCGAGCCGAGGTGCCGTTCTGATGAGAAACACGAATCAACGGACTGTAGTAATGACACCCGAACGCGCCGACGCCCACAACCGGCGCAGACGACTGGTGTTCCAGAGCATAGAGCCATGCCGAGGCGTAAGGATCATTGCAGGCTTTGACGACCTTCAAGGCGATACCGCAACGCTGTACGTCGATGAGGCAAACTCTATCGAGGTGACACCGGTAAGGACAATGACAGGGCTTTACCAGTGCATTACTGGCACCGCCATATTTATCTGCGCACCACCCGACACGATGCTGGGCGAGCCGCTCTACATCGTCGGCATGAACAATCAAGCCCGCGACCTGCTCGACAAGCGACATAGAGAGTGGATTGATTCGTTCACACCAATAGCTGCAACGACTTTAGAGAGTTCGTCATGGAGGGGTGCATGAGCAGCGCATCAAGTCAGACGCAATTCAAGCCCGGTAATCAGACGTGGCGACAGCGCAACAGCCACGGCCGCCCGCTGATCTTCGGGCAACCTGAAGAACTACGCGCAGCATGTAATGCTTACTTTCAATGGGTAAACGACAATCCGTTGATCGAAGTTGAGTTAGTTAAGTATCAGGGTGAAGCGACACAGGTAGAAGTGCCAAGGATGCGCGCTGCGACGCTTATCGGCCTGTGCAACTTCCTCGATATCGGTAAATCGACATGGCACGGATACCGGAGGAAACCCGACTTTTCGGAAGTCACTGAGCGGGTCGAATCAATCATCTATCAACAGAAGTTCGAGGGTGCAGCGGCCGGTCTTCTGAACGGCAACATCATTTCGCGAGAGCTGGGCCTGAAAGACCGCAGGGAAGTGAAAGATCGTGACCGATGACTCGGCCCCAGGCATTACCAACTTCAAAACGACAACATCACAACCTATGACAACCGGCAGACCAACAAAGCAAACTCCAGAAATACAGAACAAGCTCGAGCAGGCTTTCGCGCTAGGGGCAACCGTCGCGGGAGCCTGTATATACGCAGGTATCGCGCAATCAAGCTATTACGCATGGGCGCAACGTGACGCGGACTTTTCGGAGCGAATGAAGGCACTCAAGCAGCGCCCGGTACTCAAGGCGCTACAGACTGTCGTTGACGACTTGGAGAACCCGGCAACCGCCAAGTGGTATCTCGAAAAGCGGCATCCTGATTTCAAGCCTAAGCAGGAGGTGGACATTGCCGCCAAGCCTGTACTCGAGCAAACCAGGCCAGAACATACGCTCGAGGAAGCAACGCGGATTTACGAAGCAAACTTGCAACAACTCAAGCAAGTGGCGTAGCAACAGTAGGCGCTGACACGGCAGTTATGTCAGCGCCAGTTAGGTAGATTACCAGCCATGTGATAAAATGGGATTTAATTCCCATACATCGCAATTGACTCATGGCACGGCAAACCGGAGATACCAACGCACGCCCTACGCGTAGCGAATCAGTAGCCATACAGCGCTCAATGAAAGAGCGCGCCCTTGCCGGTGATACACACGCGCAGCTTGCCCTTGCCAATCACAAGCTCGCAGACGCCATTGAAGGCACCGCAAGCCTGTTAGTCACTACTGCACCAGAGCACACAAATAATTCCGCAGCATGAGTACCAAGAAACGACACTTTCATGACCTCACATCGTCCTCTGCCGAGCTGGGGATTCCTAAAGGTCGTTTGCAGCAAGCGATGCTTACCGGCGAATGGACGCAGATCAATGAAACATTCGGGTTTCGGGTCCACTCAACACCCGAAAACAGCCCACAACAAAAGCACGGCCGCGTGACAGTCGAGTACACGCAAGGCCCCGAGGCAGCCTGACTAGTCAATCAAGAATCAAATGGCGGGAGTAGGCGGCAAGCGCGAAGGCGCAGGACGAAAACCAGACGCGGAGACTCAAAAGCTCCGGGCATTACTGCGCATGCGAGCACCGGAGGCGATGACAGCCGTTGACGCAATCATTGCCGAGCCGGGACACCCTCAACACGCCCAAATGGTGCGCTGGGTTGTCGATAAGACCGCCGCGAACCTTAAGCCTGAAAGCGCGCCCGTAGAGTTCGCGCTGACAGGCACAACACCGTCAGAACACGCTCGCAGCATCGTCGAGGCTACCGCTACCGGCAAGCTCTCGCCCACTGTTGCCAGTGAGCTACTGAACGCCCTCAGCGCGTGCATGAAAATTCTCGAAATCGACGAGCTACAGCAGCGCATCGAAGCACTGGAGAAAGCAGCATGAGCCATGCAAGCCTACAAACCCGCCTGTCTGCACTTGAAGCTGGTACGCAACAGCAATTGCACAGTGATCTCGGTATTCGCGACTACGGCGAGTATTACCGCAAGCTACAGCCGTTCACATATCAACACGGCACACTAACTGGTGAGCTTCTGCCTGAGCTTGAGGTGCCACCGAAGTACACCCGCGAGCAATTCGAGGCGCTGCACTGGATTTCACCGCTACATCAGTGGTTTGTCATCAGTGACGAGCGTGACCGCCGAGAGCATGGCGCAACCGATAAGCACGCATTCGAGCTTGCGCTATTTACCTACGCACTCGAGGGACTGGATACCCGGCACGCCCGCACGCGCTGCATTCAACGCGCATTGACCTACAGCGGCGCGTCTACGTGCTTCGATGGCTTCGACTTCGACGATTACACAGACGCTGCCGAGTTCACGCTGAGGGCTGTTCTATGGCACTCGCCATTCTTTGCCCAGGTACTCAATACACCCGCTGCAATTCAGGCAATCAACAAGAACACGCTAGCGCGGGAGGCCACTGCATGAACATCGAGAAACGCATCACTAATCTTGAATCCAGAGTGCCAACCGTCGAGACATCATGGCCGCAAGAGCGCGTGCTGACGTTCGACGAATACGTCAGTCTTGCGGCTGATGACCGAGACACTGACACGTTCATTCGCCGGTGCTTCGGACTGGACAACTATGTATTGAGTCGTGATGAGTTCGAGGCAAGGACATTCGAGACACTAGGCTCACAAGCGCTATGGATACGCACAACAAGCAAGGCACAGGCTGCGCTTGAGGGTTGCCCATGAAAACGCTCGACAAGCGCGTCAGCACACTGGAGGCGCGATCTACTCCGGGCAACACATACATCTATCAAGTCGGCCTAGAGCCTGAACCCGTAGACGCCCGCCCTGATGATCGGATTATCGGTTTTGGCTTCTACGATGATGAGCCGCCCGTGCTCGATCTCGATCAGCCGTTATCAGCAGATACAGAAACCTACCTAAGCAGTCGAGCAAAGCGCATAACTGACGGCAGAAGCGCTCGAGAGAACACATGCAGTTATCACACATGGGACTCAGTGACTCGAGAGTTTGTGAGCCCTTATGGGCTGCGACGCCCTGCCCTACCACGCCCGTAAATCATCAACACATCATCACTATTCAGCTATGAACGTTATTGACGACGAAAGACTCAAGCCGGACAACGAACGACACTTCATGAGTGTTGGACAGGCTGCCGATCATCTAAAAATCAGCGGACACGATGCTCAATACGCGCTCGAAAGCGGCCACTGGGTAGAGACACCACGCGGACCGGCACGCATTCGACCCGTAAGCAAAGATGACCCATTGTCAGGCTTTGGAGGCGTGCCAGCGGTATTCGTTGATACAGATGGTCAATACAAGAAACTCCGACGTGCGGAGCTTGAGCGCGAGCTAGCCAACCTCAAGTAACAGGACGAGACCTCACCATGGATTCAACACGTCGCCTTGTTATCGCCGTCGATTCTCGGGGTGCTGAGAAGGATGTCCGACGCTTTACGCGTGAACTCGAAGCCGTCCAGCGGGCTGGCGAGAACGCGGACCGGCAGAGTGCAGCAACAGGAACCGCATTTACCAAACTCGGGCGTGTAGCCGTTGGCGCTGTAGCGGCCTTCGCTGGCTTCAAGGCGGTCAGCGGCAGTGTAGCGGCACTCGTGGCGGCATCGAGAGATGTCGAGTCCGTGAACACCCGCCTCGAAGCATTCGCGAGCAACGCGGACGCTGAGCGTGCTTTTCTTGAACAGACTGCTGAGTCTTTCTCGACGAACTTCCAGACGCTTGCCAGTAGTTACAGTGACTTTCTCGCCCTAACCAAGAGCGGGCTCATCACGCAACGCGAGTCTCGTGAGCTGTTGGTCGGCTACACCTCGATTGCAAAGGTTGCAGCCGTCAGCAATACCCAGCTTGAACAATCGGTGTTTGGGGTCACTCAGGCGCTCTCTACGGGCATTGTCACAACCGAGGACTTCAACCAAGCAGTTGGATCAATTCCGATCCTTGCAGGGGATCTAGATCGTGCCGCAGGGCTTGCCGCCGGTGGATTCAAGAATCTGGTCAAAGAAGGCAAGGTGACATCGGATTTCTTCAAGGGCGTGCTCATCAAGGCGCTCGCCGACTACGAAGATCAGGCTCGTAACACGACCGACACCATCGAAAAGAGCCTCACTCGACTTGATAACCAGTTCGAGCGATTCAAAGGCCAGTTCTCGACTCCCGTTAGCATCGCGGTTCGAGTGGCCTCGAGCACGGCCGAATCCGCATTGGACGGACTGAACGACCAGATCGACATCGTGCAAGACGGAGCCGGTGCCCTGTCTGACCGACTCGAGAGTTCCGGCTTATCCGTCGGCGCATTCGGTGTCAATGTGGAAGTGCTGAACGAGAAGCTCGGTACCACATCCGTACGCTTCTCCGATGTCAGTACAGCGACCAGCATCTTGCAAGCGGCCCTTAATCCGCTGGACACGATAGGCAACATCTTCGATAAGTTTGACTCCGAACAAGCGGCCGAGTCAGTACGCCGGTTCAACGCGGGACTTCTGGAGACCAACGAAACAACCCGTCAGACCTTGATCCGTCTACGTGCGTTGCAGCAAGCCCGTCTGGATGCCTTACAGAGCGGTGACGGGTTCCTGGGGATTCAGGCGGACGCGAGCATTGCCAGTGACATCGAGGTGGTGACAAGCCGTGTAGAGGCTCTGAGTCGCGCCATCGGTTCGATGAGCGAGGAAGCCATCGCCGACGCTCGTGCCACATCGGACGAGTTCGACGCGCTGGGCAGCACCATCACGAATCTGGTGCCCGATGTCGAAGGCGGTCAGTCGCTTCTGGATAAGATTCTGCCCGATCAGAAAAAGCTCCGAGAGATCACCGAGCAACTGGGTGAGTTGGATGATTTTCTCGAAAGCAAGAGCATCGATGAATCCAGTTTTGATGCCGCTGTCCGGGCACTCGAACAGCAGCGCGAGAAAATTGAGGCGTCGATTAACGGTACCGAAGAACTCGAACGCCAGACCGCCCAGGTTACCCGCGAAGTCTCATCCCTGAACGACCAGCTTGCCACTCAAGTAGAGCTGATTCAACGTCGGCGCGATGCTGCCGAAGCGACGATAAATCGTAATCTGCAATCAAACCTTCCCAGAGGCGTCACGGGCGGCCTGTCCGACGATCAGGCAGAGGCACTGAGGGTCAAGGCCCAGCAAACGCAGCTGGACGCACTGGCAGAGCTTGAAGAGAAGGAAACACGGCAACTAGAGCGCGCTGTTTCCGAGCGCCAGCGTATCCGTGAGCGTGCGTTTCAGGATCAGATTTCCGCCGAGCGTGAGTTTCGTGATCGGCTTTCAGAAGCGCGGACTGTCATTGACCCATTTGCCGAGGAACAACGCCAGTACCAACGGCAGACCGACGCGCTTGCCGCTCAACTGCAATTTAGAATCATCACTCAAGATCAGTTCAACGATGAGAGCGTGGCCGGTGCTATTCGTCATACCGGCGAACTGGCCAGTATCGAGACCGAGCGCAGCGCAAATATTCTGCAAGCAGCCATTGCCGGTAACAGTGACCGCGAAGAAGCCGAGGAAGCACACGCCCGCCGACTTGCGGCCATTGCCAGGTACAGCGTAGCCATCGAGGAGCTAAAGGCCGCCTACGCAAATGGCGAGATCAGCGCGGCCGAGTTCCATCAACGCATAGAGGCTGCTGAACAGGCACATCAGGAGCGGATGGCGGGCATTACTGGAGCCGGTGCGTACCATCGTTTTCAGCAGATTGCTGCCGTGTCGAGCGCACTGCTCGGAGCCTATACAGCGACACAGGAAGCCGAGGCACGAGACGCGCTAACACGGGCACGCAACGATGCCGAGGCGGCCGCGAGCGCACGAGAAGCTTACGAACAATCTGCTACGGATCAGAACCAGGCACTAGCGTCGAGTCTTAGTGAGCGAGCTGCCATTTCCGAGGCCGCCGCCCGCAAAGAGTTCGAGCAACAGAAGGAGGCTCGGCTCGCACAAGCGAAGATCAGCGGCCTGACAGCGGTTGCTAACGCGTTTGCCACAGGAAACTTCTATACAGGCGTCGCACTCGCCGCCGCTGCCTATGCAAATTACCGCGACATCACAAGTCAGATCAAGAGCACTCAGTTCAACGGTGGCAGTGACTTGTCCGGTTCGGTGTCTGCCGGTGGCTCGACATCAACTTCAGCAACACCCTTCACGCAGCCGACAACGCAACAACAGACGGTTGCTCCGGTCATCATCATTCAGAACTCGAATCCGTTCACCACACAAGCTGACGCCGACAGGTTGATGCAAGACAGTCTGGCACGGCTGAGCCGTGAGGGCATAGTGACTGATGCGGACGGAAGAGCACTGAACACCACTAACGCACGCACAATTAACTGGTCATCACAGGCCGCATAGGCAACTACTAGCAAAACAACATGAAACTCACTCTCACTCCGTGGTCCGGCGAACCGGCAACTCTTGTCTACGAAGGCCGCAAGATCAAGGTTCGCCCTTACGGCGACAGCGAAACCGACTGGATGGCAAAGCTTGGCACCTACAAGGCAGCTGTTGCGTGGTCAGCATTAAGCGAGGAAGAACAGGCTTCGTACTCCGGCGCGGCGATGTGTGGCACGATGTGCGTCGGCTTTGAGTCGTTCGCAATTCCGACACCTGACGGCAAACGAATCACTGTTACCTACGACGGAGAATCGGATGACGAGCGATTCGCCACCCAGGGAGAGCAGCTTCTGGCCGACGACTCGTTGCTACGGGCAGCAGTGTTCAACTTCGCGCTCAAACGCAGCAACTTCCGCGATGAGATGGAGCGTGAAACCGTGGGGGAATCCTAAGGGTCTGGCGCTATATTCGGCTGACTTCTAAAGTATCGATAGATCGGATTGAAGAGCACGTCGCGGCGGGTAAAAATGTCCCGACAGCGTTCATTGAGTTCATGGACCCGGCGGGCCGTCCGAGTATCACACCCGAGATCAATCGGTGCCTTGAAGCATTCACGCTACTCGATCGATCGCGTGTCAGACCCCATCCCATATCAATGTCCGATATGCTCGCGTTTCGCGATATGGTTGGACTCCCATTTCCAGCTCGAACGTTCATCAAGGTTGTGCAAGCTCTCGACAACGAAGTGAATCAAGAAGCCTGGACGCCAAAATCACCAAAGGCACCGCATGTATCCGCTCATACCTGAACATCTCAATTACAGTTTCAACGAATGCCAAGCCATGCAGAAAGCGGCCGAGGCGATCCTAGAAATAGAAAAGGGGCGACAAGCTCATGCGCAGATGTACAGCGCTTTCAAGGCTTTTGAAGCAGAGCGCGTTGTGCTCGCTCAACTACAAGCTCAACGTCTAGCGCAAGTCCAAATCGCCGCATCTGGGCTTTTCCCTGATTTTGGTAAACACCCAAGTATCACGAATGCCCTGTCATGCCGAACTAACACGTGTACACCAGCAGCGGCATCAGAACTGACCGACGAACAGGTGACCCGAAGCGTCGTAAATGCAATGCGAGAGGCAGGGGATCACGAGCAAGCCAACCGAATCGAGACTGGTGAAACGATGCTCTCTGTTGATCGACAAACCCGCATAGTCAAAGGCCGGTTGTGCAACGTGATTACAGTGACCCACTATTCATTCAGTCCAGACTCTCAAGTTCACTGAGGCACTGCTGAGCGCCTGTCTAGCGCCCACTGACTTACAAGACCACAATTTCAGGACAGCGACCCGCCTAGTGCGGGCCGTTTTCATTTGTGCCTGTCGCTACTTGGCGGGCTTATTCAACACCCTAGCCGCCGCCCTGTCGAGCGTTCGCTTGACCCATGCAGCGAGCTTCATATCCTCGGCTTCGGCAGCGTCAACGTAAGCCGCCTTTTGTTCTGGTGTCAGACGCACCGTACCGAGCACCTCACTGGCTGGATTGTCTACGGGTGGTCTACCCATTCGCTTCTTTGTCATCAGCCAATTGTACCGGTGACTAAATGAAATCTCAATTAGTCATTGACAAGGCCACATATTGAGTACACAATATGTCAACGCTTAGGGAAAGCGACAACACACGGCAAGGATGGCCGACGGGTGGTAGGACACCCGCCGACCGATGCCACGACTAGCCACCTTTGAGAGAAACTAGCCATGACACAGACAAGCGTACAGAACGAAACCGTTACCGCCTACCTAGACCAGCTTGATGCACACGATTGGGCATACAAGATGACATCCGGCCCGAGCTACTACAAAGGCCATGACGAGCGCGAAGCTATCCACGCGGCCGCTAACGACGACGCAACACTGTTTGCGGTACGTGATGCCTACTTTGCCTTTCGACGCGGTGAACGCGCTAAGCCGACCGCTGACGAGTTCATCAATACCACCGCTGCAAACGATCAGCTTTCACTTGATACCGCCCACGTTGATACTGTCGGCACCGACACACCGGCGGCTAATGACAGCAACGCACCGCGCCCCCTACCGCCCACACGCGACGCACTGCTGGCCTTGATTGATAACGGTCGATTTTTCGGGCTGACGTTCATCAAGCGCGACGGTAGCGAGCGACGTATGCAGGCAAGGCTAGGTGTTACCAAGCACTTACGCGGTGGTGAGAAGGCATACAGCGACGCTGCAAAGGGCATTGTGACCGTGTTCAGTACCGACGTTAACGGCTACCGATCAATACGGCTCGATAGCATCCAGTCACTAGTGGTCAACGGCACCACCTACGCAGTAGCAGCTTAAGGAGAACGCTATGTCACAACACAATCCAGTAGCCGTACCGAAGCACTTTGGCGCGGGCTCTCACTTCTACGAGTGGCGCGTTATCACGCTTGTGCAACAGGCACGACACACGCTTGATCTTGTCTCCTCTGATATTGGTGGCACCGGAGACAGTCACCAACACAGCATCGTTCGTGACGCCATCGGTGCGGTGCGGGTAGTGCTCGATACGGCCTCTAGTGAATTGCGCAACGTCAGCACGCCCGTTAAGGACGCCTGGCCTGATGATCTGCCTGAATACTGTCTGTTCGCCACGATGCCGGAGACTGAGCAATTCCCGAAACAGATAGTTTCCACATCGGTTGTGAGGGCCGATGCAGCGCTTGCGATCATTGAAGCTGCCTACCAGTCCGGTAGCTTCGCGGTCTACGATGCAGAGCTATCGAGTGCCGTCTGGTGCGCAAGTAGTCAGCTAGATATGGCGCTCCAGTGCATCAAGCGTGTGTCATGGGTAAAGACGGAGCGCAGCGAATGACCGCAAAGCTGAATCCAGCCATGAACCCGGACGACAAGCCGAGCCCGCAACCCTACGCGCCTCAGTACATCGACAAAGCGTTACACCGGGCATTCACCGCGCACACAGCAACCGAGGCAATAGCAGCGGCAAGCAACATGAACAATATCGCTGCGCAGTGTCACCGGCATTCATTGTTTGTGTCATCGACGTATCAGATGCACAGACTATCGGCTCAACAATGGGCGTATGACTGCGTAGATGAGGAATACACAGACTTGATGGTGTTTCTGTCCGCTATCGGGACTGTATGCGCGGATGTTGCCGAGCAGCTAGGGCATGTGTATCAGCCTGGAGACTTGCCACTGTTAGAACGGCTGTACTCGGGCAGCTTGAAAGCAGCGAACAAGCCAGCCGGCTAGCAAAAGGCACGGTTCAAGGACAGCAGCTAGTCCGAGCGCACTGCTTGCCGACAGACAGCCGTCACTAGCTGCGCATTTCTTGACAAGCAGGCCCGGTGCGCGATATCACGGCGGCGGAACAATGATGTTCCTCGACAAATGGAGTTAGAGAATGAAGGTTTTGCTTTCGATTGTGGTGCTACTAGTATCGGCCTGTACGACTGTTCCGGAAGTGCGGCAACGCTTCCCCTCACTTAGTCAGCAACAATCGGTTGGGGTCGGCGAAAACGTATACCAGTACGTCGAAGTTCCAGCGTACCTAGATGACAAATTCTACGGAGCGAAGCGTCCGGTTGACGGCCTAGGCACTGGTGAGATTGATACAACACCGAACATGCAGACCCTTGTTTACTCAGGGCTATCGAACGGTGAACTCGTCTTCAACTATTTTCAAAGCGGGCCAGCTGTGGGGAATTTTGACGCGCAGGCTCAGTACGACTACACGCCCGGTGCAAACATAGCGTACAGGGGTGCATCGATAACAGTACTCAAAGCCGACAATAATGAAATCGTATACGTCGTTAACAACGGCTTTTCGAATGAGCAATCTAGCGAGTCGCAGTAGCTCTACTGCACCGACACATTGCTGTTAGCCAGCGACCGTCCCGAAAACCCTACCGCGTAGTTTCGTGTGAATTGGGTCGGGATGGTCGCGCTTGGCGCGAGCTATGGCCTTGCGAGAAGACCATGCCATGGGGTTTCGGGCCATTGCGCGACAGTATCAGACCGCGACGCGACGTCGTCAAACCCGTTGTTTTCGCATCACTACCTAGGCACTGTGCAGACCAACCCACTAAAGTGCAGGTATGACGCCCGACAACGAGAAGTTTGTGCTGTGTATAGACGACACAGGCACACGCGAACTAAACCCAAAGAAAGGCCCTCCACGCCACGACGGAATGGATTGGTTCGGTCTGGGTGGGGTGCTCGTCAAAGGCGAGGAGGTCAATAATGTTCTCGATTCACACGGTAGATTTTGCTCAGAACAGAAGATCGACTACCCGCTACATTCGACCGAGATTCGTTGTGGCCGTGGTGAGTTTAGTTGGCTGAGGAATCCTGAAAAATCAGGCTACTTCATGCCGGCGCTGAACGAGTTCCTTGTCTCGCTACCGATTGTCGCAACAGCTGTCATCATCCACCGCCCTGGATACTTTGCCCGCTATTTGAGTCAACATCAGCACGACTTATGGCAGATGGACAAGACCGCCTACTCAATTCTTATTGAGCGTGCAGCAAAGTTCGCAGACATGCACGGACGCAAGCTCGAGGTGTTCTTTGAGCAGACGGGAAAACGCGAGGACCGAGCCTTGAAGCAATACGGCAAAGAGCTAAAAAGGGACGGCTTGCCTTTCAACAACGACAATTCGTCAGCCTATCAACCACTGTCTGCTGAGGATTTTCGGCGAATCATATTGGGCGACCCAGAGGAGAGAACCAAAGACTTCGCTTTGACACAATTAGCAGATCTAGTGATCTATCCGATCGCCAAGGCTGGGTACGACCCGGAATATCGCCCGTACAAGGAGCTTGCAGCGGCTGGGCGGCTGGTAGACAGCCATCTCCCCGATGGAACAAGGGCCGATTGCGGAATCAAATATAGCTGTTTCGATACCCCAAAAAGACCAAAGGCCCAGCGTAATCCTGAGCCTTGAATCCGGCTCGCGCCTAGCGCGAACCCCCGGGCCATGCCCTGACTTACACTCTAGTACTCGGCAGGCCAATGTTCAACCTTTAACTCTCGAGTCGAACACGAAACGGGCACACTTACGGTCACGATTTCGTTTTTCAGGCCAGAAGGCTCTATTTATATACGTCTTGGATGGCTGCCGGGCCCATTCCCCTCCCCGCTCGTGCACAAGTAGCTGGGCGACTGGCGGCAACTATCGTTGTCACCGTGGATCGCGCCTCATCTGCGTTACCGGCTGATGCGCTTACCCTGGACACATCAACTCCGCTGGAGACCGCATTCACCATGAAGGCGAGCTCGGCACTGCGCCCCACTCGGATGTTGTCAAACTCGCACACCAGTGGCTGGTCTTGCGAGCACGCACCGGGCTTAGTCACAAGCTCAAGTTCGTCGGCAAAATCGACATTGACCACGACACCTGCGGCGTCGTCATCCCCGATATTGGCCACACGAAAGGTCATGACGGTGGATTCACCGAACTCCAGCGGCACGAGATCATCAGCAAAGACAGCGAGCAACGTGGACGGATCGATGGCGTCAACGCGCTCTGCATCAGCGGCACTGGTGGGATCGATATCGACCTCATTAGCACTGACAGCAGCGGTGAATTCAGTCAAGCCATCGGTGAGCGCCTGAAGCTCAAATGACAGGTCAATCGAGTGGTCCCGCTCGGACGGCTCGATATCAGCAAGCGCACAGACCAGTCTTAGACCTTCAACCGAGCAGCGATTGTCAGCTTCAACAATTGCCCAATCTGTTTCCAGAAAATCGCCTAGGGTCAGCTCAACACCGGTAGCCATGTCGAAGGCGTCTTCGTTACTTATTGACACGTCTAGTGTCACGGTCTCGCCCAGGTTCACCTCGTTCGAGCTGACGGCCAATTCGGTCTCAATATTGATGTCACCATCAGCCGCAGGAATTCCTCCGTTTGCACAGCTGATTGAGTCTTCCCCGGTTGCCTTGCACCGGCGCGTCCCGACAGACAGATCCTTGATCAGCATCAAGCGATCGAGCTCGAATCCGTCCTCGCGAGGGGATACGTTAAGCGTCTGGACACCAGGATTTTCGACGTCAATCCACGAGGTAAAGTCTGTACCGCAGGACCCGGCTCCGCCAGAGTCTCGCTGTCTACTGGTCCACCACCACCCTCGTCCTGCGGAACATAGCTGTACTTTTTGACCCGAGGCCGGGAAGGTGCCGTTGAGTCCAATGTGCAAGCCATTGTCTTCGGTGCCAGTTGACAAGCCCCGCACGTGTACGTGGTAGCGCCCGGCTTCCGGAAAATTGACGGTGTAATTGATGCGCGGGGCAATTTGCCCCTGGCCCCAAAAGCTTCTTAACTCGGGCTCGGTCGGGAACTCGTCTTCATGTGTCACTCGCGAGTCAGGCAGCAGCTCAAGGTAGAACTGCCCAACGGCCGTTGCCGAATGGTTCGGATCAGGATCAAGGTCCTGCGCAGGCGTACTGGGCCCGGTCAGTACCCAGCGATCGTCCTTGTCGTCAAAATCTTCGGCCTCGACAATGACTGCGAGGTAATCGTCAGTTTGACGGATCTCCGCGGCAGTTACGTGCCCCACGTTCAGCATCGTGCCTGCCGCACAGCCCATCATCACTAGGCGCACGGTGCGCTGGGACGAAACTCGCATAGCCCTGATCCTCTGATTGATTAGGGGGTATCGGCAAATTGGGTGACAAGTTGAAAGGGATGTCTCAACTCTGCGCAATATGCTGAGACTGAGCGCTATCAAAGCCGCTATATTGACGCTGCCATAGATAACACCAGCGAATCGCCGTGTTGGAAGCCACGGCAGAGTCCAGCTTGGGGTTATCCACATGTTGTGTTCCGCGCATTGGACTCAACACCACTTAACAGCTTGACTCCAACCCACGCCAGTCAATGACATTAAAAGCGTACCGAATCCTTGTCGTCGCACTCCCGCTGCTGTTCGGGGTTACTCCGGCCAATGCTCGGGAATCCGCGTGCGCGATTACAGCAGATCCCGGTGCATCACTGAGTGAGGCCAAGACCCTGTTCTCGGCACATTGCCCCGAGCACGTGCGCCAAGACTGCGATGTGATCAACAACGCCTGGACCTGCTCAGCGGGTGTGATCGGAAGCCACGCTCCTGCTGTTGTGGAGCTCGGCCTTACTGATAGCAGTGCGGCTGATGGGCTGTGCTACTCACCTGCCGGGAACAACCTGAGACACGCTCGAGATCTGTTTTCACAGCACTGCAGCAGCTACACACGTCGTGACTGCGACCCGGTGGG